CTTTGACACCATTCGGGAGTCAGTATCCAGCGGTCGAGGCATTGGCAAGTCTGCGCTTGTTAGTTGGCTGGTTCTTTGGATGTTGACTACTCGGATTGGTGGCTCTGTGGTCGTGAGTGCGAATAGTGAGAATCAGTTGCGTTCAGTTACTTGGGCTGAATTGACTAAGTGGGCTGCAATGCTGATAAATAGTCATTGGTGGGAGATTAGCGCGACAAAGCTAGTTCCTGCTAAGTGGTTGACCGACTTGGTTGAAAAAGACCTTAAAAAGGGTACACGGTACTGGGCTTGCGAGGGAAAGCTGTGGTCGGAAGAAAATCCTGATTCTTATGCTGGTGTCCACAACCAAGACGGAATGATGTTGATCTTTGATGAGTCTAGCGGTATTCCTGATCCGATTTGGGATGTTGGTGCTGGATTCTTTACGGAGAACACGCCTGACCGTTATTGGTTTGCTTTCTCTAATCCACGGCGAAACTCTGGTTACTTCTTTGAGACTTTCCATGCCAAACGGGATTTTTGGAAGTCTCGTACGGTTGACGCTCGAACAGTAGAAGATACCGACAAAGCGGTTTATGAACAAATCATTGCTGAGTACGGGGAAGATTCAAGCCAGGCGAAGATTGAAGTTTACGGAGAATTCCCTTCTGCTGGCGACGATCAGTTTATTGGGGCTTCTTTGGTTGACGAAGCTATGAAGCGTCCCAAGTGGAAAGACATTACCGCGCCTATCATTCTTGGCGTCGATCCCGCTCGAGGTGGTGCGGATTCAACCGTCATTGCTGTAAGGCAGGGAAGGGATATTGTCAAGATTCTGCGCTACCAAGGCGAAGACACGATGGCTATTGTCGGCAGGGTCATTGATGCAATTGAGGAATTTAAACCGGCCTTAACCGTGATTGACGAAGGCGGCTTGGGTTATGGAATCCTTGACCGACTTACTGAGCAGCGGTATAAAGTTCGCGGCGTTAACTTTGGTAACAAGGCTAAACATTCCATTGCGTTTGGTAATAAACGGGCTGAAATGTGGAATGAAATGAGAAACTGGCTAAAATCTGCTAGTATTCCGCAAGATAAGCAATTAAAATCTGACTTAACTGGCCCTACTAAAAAGCCTAATTCTTCTGGTACTATCTTTTTGGAAGGCAAGAAAGAGATGAAGGCGCGTGGTTTGGCTAGTCCTGATGCGGCTGACGCAATATGCGTAACCTTTGCTTTTCCTGTGGCTCACCGAGAATATCGTGAAAAACCGCATACATTACGCACCACGGAACGTGGTTCTGTTTCAAGTGGATGGATGGGAAGTTAAATGGCAACCAAGAAATCAGTTTCTTTGTCTGTAGGTCGCGGTGAGAAATTGCCCGTGTCCAAGGGAGCTGGTCTAACTGCCAAAGGTCGAGAAAAGTATAATGCCGCTACTGGCTCAAATCTTAAAGCACCGCAACCCCAAGGCGGCGCACGTAAGGATTCGTTCTGCGCCCGTATGTCTGGTGTGCCAGGGCCAATGAAAGATGAAAAGGGTAATCCCACCCGCAAAGCTGCTGCTCTTAAACGCTGGAAGTGTTAATCATGGTTACAAAACCTGGTCTCTACGCAAATATTCACGCTAAACAAGCCCGTATCAAGGCTGGCTCTGGCGAGAAAATGAACAAAGTCGGCAGCAGGGCAGCGCCTTCTGCCAAGGACTTTAAAGATTCGGCTAAGACGGCTAAGAAGAAATAACTATGCCATTAGTAAAGTCTAAATCGCCAGAGGCTTTTCGCGCTAACGTGAAGGCTGAAATAAAAGCTGGAAAGCCTGTCAAGCAGGCTGTGGCAATTGCGTATTCTGTGAAGAATGCTGCCAAACCTGCACCTAAAGGTAAAAAATAATGGTTGATCAAACGGGCATGGCTGCTGTAGGCAATGTCGCTAATGGCGGCAAAGCAAAGAACAGCGACTCAGATATTCTCGCCACCGCCCGTTCACGCCTTGACATGGCTATGTCGGCGCTTTCGGATTCGCGTTCTGATGAAAATGACGACCTGAAGTTTTACGCTGGTTCGCCTGACAACCAATGGCAATGGCCCGCCGATGTGCTAGCTACCCGTGGTGCGGTACAGGGTCAGACCATTAATGCGCGTCCATGCCTGACGATTAACAAGCTGCCGCAGCACGTTCGCCAAGTTACCAACGACCAGCGCCAGAATCGACCAGGTGCAAAGGTTATCCCTGTTGATGACAACGCCGATATTGAAATTGCCGACATTTACAACGGCATGATTCGGCACATTGAGTACATTTCTGACGCAGATGTGGCCTATGATACGGCCTGCGAGAACCAAGTGGCTTACGGGGAGGGCTACATACGCCTTCTGACTGAGTATTGCGACGACGATACCTTTGACCAAGACATTAAGATTGGCAGGATTCGTAATTCGTTCTCGGTCTACATGGATCCAACCATACAAGACCCTACCGGCTCGGATGCCCAGTATTGTTTTGTTACGGAAGACCTGACCAAAGCCGAATATGAGCGTCTTTACCCCGATTCGGCCCCTATCACAACATTACAGTCGTTGGGTGTGGGCGACCAGTCCATCAGTAACTGGTTAAATGAGGACACAATCCGCATTGCCGACTACTACTACATAGACTATGACCGCGCAACGCTGAATTTGTACCCTGGCAACGCTACGGCTTTTGCCGGAACGCCTGAAGACAAGCAATTGAAGGCTTTTTACGGCAAACCGCTAAAGTCACGCGAGTCTGACCGCCCTAAAGTGCGATATTGCAAGATTAACGGCTACGAAATCCTTGAACAGCGCGAGTGGGTTGGTAAATGGATACCAGTTGTCCGCATTGTTGGCAATGAATTTGAGGTAGACGGTCGTATTTACGTGTCTGGCTTGGTGCGTAACGCCAAGGATGCACAACGGATGTACAACTACTGGGTATCTCAAGAAGCCGAGATGCTTGCCTTGGCCCCCAAAGCGCCTTTTATTGGTTATGGCGGTCAGTTTGAAGGCTATGAAGACAAGTGGAAGACGGCTAACACCCAAAACTGGCCTTATTTGGAAGTAAACCCTGACGTTACAGACGGTCAAGGCTCTATCCTGCCACTACCCCAGCGTGCACAACCGCCAATGGCCTCTAGTGGTCTATTACAGGCCAAATCGGGGGCTGCTGAAGACATTAAATCCACTACTGGTCAATACAACGCATCTTTGGGCATGGGAAGCAATGAGCGTTCAGGAAGGGCAATTCTTGCGCGTCAACGTGAAGGCGATGTTGGGACTTACCACTATGGTGACAACTTGGCTCGCGGTGTACGGCACATTGCACGCCAGTTGATTGACATGATTCCCAAGATTTACGATACACAACGTATTGCTCGAATCATTGGTGAAGACGGTGAGACAAAGATGGTCAAGATTAACCCTGACCAGCCAATGCCTGTTAACAAGATCGTTGACCAGCAGGGTATTGTGATTGAGAAGATTTACAACCCTGGCGTTGGTAAATACGATGTGGTGGCTACGACAGGCCCAGGCTACGCAACCAAGCGCCAAGAGGCTCTGGAGGCAATGGCCCAACTATTGCAAGGCAATCCGCAATTGTGGTCTGTAGCTGGTGATTTGTTTGTCAAAAACATGGACTGGCCTGGTGCACAAGAAATGTCCAAGCGTTTTGCCAAGACCATTGACCCTAAACTTATGTTTGACGGTGAAGACAACCCCGCCTTGGCTGCTGCACAACAACAAATGCAAGCTATGGGCGCGGAAATGGAGCAGATGAGTGCAATGCTTCAGAATGTGTCTAGGTCTATGGAAGCACAGGACATGAAACGCAAAGACTACGAAGCTGAAATTAAGGCTTATCAAGCCGAAACGCAACGCATCTCTGCCGTGCAAGCTAGTATGTCACCGGAGCAAATCCAAGACATAGTTATGGGTACGGTGCATGGCATGATTACTTCTGGTGACTTGGTTGGCGAAATGCCAGGTCGTGATGCAATGCAAGAAAATATGGGCGAGATGCCTCAAGGAATGCCAACATGAAAGCCTGTGACTTTTTAGGATTGTTGTTCTTGGCGCGTGATGTGACGCACTCGGTGCATTTAAACACCCGTAGTTATGCAAAACACGTTGCTTTGAACATCTTTTATGATCGAATCATTGACGCTGCCGATGATTTTGCTGAGTCTTACCAAGGTCGCCACGGTCTGATTGGCCCGATTACCTTGCATTCAGCCAAAAAGACTTCTAACGTCATTGAATTCTTAGAAGATTCATTGGCTCAAATTGAAGCTGCGCGGTATGAAGTGGTTGACAAGACTGATATGTCATTGCAGCAACTGATTGACAACATCATTGAAATTTACCTACGTACCCTGTACAAACTTAAATTCCTAGCATGACCGTTGTAGTTACACATTCAACCCCTGCGGACGGCACGTTTAGCGCTACTGGTGCTACGGCTTGGAACGCAGACCATACGTTGTCTGGTGTGGGGACTATGGCTGGTCAGGATGCCAATGCTGTAGCAATTACGGGTGGCTCAATTTCTGGTGTCTCAGGGATTGTCACAAGTGTTACAGGAACTGCGCCCGTTGTATCTAGCGGTGGCACAACTCCAGCTATCAGCATGGCGGCGGCTACTGCATTAGTTAACGGTTATTTGACTAGCACGGATTGGAGTACGTTTAACGGCAAAGGCTCTGGATCAGTTACTTCTGTTGCTGGCACGGGTACGGTAAGCGGTATCAGTTTGTCTGGCACGGTAACTAGCTCAGGAAGCCTTACCCTTGGCGGTACGCTTGATCTGTCTAGCCCACCGGCTATTGGTTCTACGGCGGCAAATACAGGCGCGTTCACCACCCTCAGCGCATCGTCCACGGTCAGTGGCACAGGCTTTTCCACGTACTTGGCAAGCCCTCCAGCGATCGGAGGTACCGCAGCGGCGGCTGGCGCATTTACCACACTCAGCGCATCATCTACGGTCAGCGGTACAGGGTTTAGCACATATCTTGCAAGCCCACCAGCTATTGGTGGCACAACAGCAGCGGCAGGTAGTTTTACGACTGTTACCGCGACAACGGTGAACATTGCTGCATCAGCGGCTAATGCTGGTTTGACGTTGTTGCGAGACACGGGAACGGCTACTAGAAGTTCGCGCATTTTTTTGGATGCTTCTAGTGGTGTTTGTGCAATATATAACAGCGCTAACAGTATTTTATTTAATACTTCTGCAACCATTGGCTCTAGTTCTGGAACTAATCAATTTCTTGTTTTCCACACAGCCTCCGCTGTTGACTATGTGCAGGTGACGGGTGGAACTACCGTAACTAAAACAGTAACCGTATCTGCACAAGGTTCTGATACAGATGTTGATTTAGCCTTAGTTCCAAAAGGCGCAGGGCGCGTTACTGTTTCAACCAGCATTAAACCCAAGGTAAGCAGCGCAGCCAATGTCACATCACCCTTGGCTTGGAATAGCACATCTTTTGACGAATACGCCATTACCGCATTGGCTAATGCTCTGACAATCAGTGCCGATGCAAATGCCTCTCCTGCTGACGGCCAACGAATGATGTTCAGGTTCAAGGACAACGGCACTGCCCGTGCTTTGACTTGGACAACAGGCTCCACTAACTCATTCCGTGTTGTTGGTGTAACGCTGCCTACAACCACTGTTGCTTCCAAGCTGGTATATATTGGTTGCATATATAACGCAGCCGATTCTCGTTGGGACGCAGTAGCTGTGTCGCAAGAGGCTTAATATGGCAACGGTAACATTAACTGGCTCAGGTACATGGGATCTTCCAGCGGATTGGAATGATGCCGCTAATACGATTGAGTGCTATGGTTCTGGCGGCAATGGTGCGGCGGGAAGTGCAACAGAGTCTGGCGGTGGTGGTGGCGGTGGTGGTTACGTAAAAGCGACTAATGTTCCTCTAAAAGCCTCCATTGCGGCTGGATATGTAACTGATACAAATTATCTAGGTGGTGGCCTTTGGAACGGTATTACTGTTTACGATGGGGATGGGAATCCCGTATACGGCGTTTTAATTGCTGGGTACAATGGAGCTAATACTTTTGGAATTATTGGCGGTGCTGGAGGTGTTAATGCCGGTGCTGGCGGTTATTCTTTAATAGCAGGAGTTTCTTACACCACCATTCAAAACGTTGGAGCAAAGGGCGGGAATGGAAGGTCTGCTGCTACTGCCGCGGGCGGCGGTGGCGGTGGTGCTGGAGGCCCCAATGGTGCTGGCGCGGTAGGTGGCGCAAATAGCACAACCAATCCAACAATAGGTCGAGGCGGGGGTGGTGGCAATGGTGGCACGGCTGGTTCTGGTACATCTGCAACAGGTGGAACGGCGGGAACAGGCGCTGGCGCTGGCGGTA